CTACAGGAGACCCTGAGATTACAATCTCCTCCGTTGATACCATCACCAACATTAAAGGTGGTGTTTCTGGAACACTTACTAATGGTGATATAACACTCACTGGTGGTAGTGGTGGTAATGTAACTGTTAGTCAAACTGGAACAACAATCGAAATTGATTCCCAAAATGATGATACTATTACAAAGGTTGGATCTGGTACTGAAGTACTATCTGATGGTAACTTCCGATTCAAGCAATCAGGTGCTACCACAATCACACAATCAACTAATGCATCAGGTGAAATTGAAATTGAGATCAGTTCTCTCAACTCTGACACAGGTGCATCTCTTAGTGCAGGTGAAGGTCTTGCTCTTAATAATTCTTCTGGAACATTCTCAGTTAAGAATTCTGGAAACCTGATTGATAATAGAGTTTCTAAATGGGATAACGGCAACTCTCAGTTTGCTAATAGTATTATTACTGATGATGGTAGTACAGTAACTATCAATGGTGACCTTCAGATCACAGGTAACAATACTATTATTGACACTACCACTCTACAGGTAGAAGATAATGTAATTGAACTTAGAAAGGGTGCAAGCATCACTGGTGCTGATGGTGGTATCCAGGTTAACAGAACTACTCAACCAGACGGAGCGATTGCAACATTCAATAGACTTGAATGGTATGAAGCAGGTGCTTACTGGAGATCATTCGACAATGGTGGTATTGCAAAAAGGTTTGTTACAGAAACTGAAACACAAACCCTCACTAATAAAACTTTAACAGCACCTGAACTAACCAACCCCACAATTGGAACTGCAACTGCTACCACGATTAATGGTCTAACCATTACAGCAACTTCAGGTTCTACCTTCACACTATCTGACCTAAAAACATTTAGTGTCTCCAATACTCTAACATTTACTGGTGTTGACGGAAGTAGTATTAACTTTGGAACTGGTGGTGGTGCTGGTGCAACTGTTGCCTACTCATCCAATACACTTGGTGCATTTGCTACAACAACTTCCACTCAATTAAGAGGTGTTGTATCTGATAGTACAGGTACTGGATCACTGATGTTTGCTAACAATGCTGTAGTATCCACCACTCTTAATACAAGTAGTTCAACTTTTGACCTACTCAATACATCAGCACTAACAATTAACTTTGCTGGTGCTGCCACAGCATTGAATATAGGTGCTGGCAGTGGTACTACAACGATTAGCAACTCTGTATCAATTGCTAAGAGTGCAACCCTTGGAACTCTAGTATCAGATACACTGACAGTCAATGGAAGAGCAGACTTTGTAAATGCAGACATTACTATTAGAGATGCTGGTGGATTTGGTATCGGTATTGGTAGAGGTGGCGGTGAAGTTCAAACAAATACTCGCGTTGGTTATGCAGCACTGAATGCTAACCAATCTGGTATTCATCAAACAGCTTTTGGTTACTCTGCTCTACAGGGAGTAACTTCTGGTTCTGGTAATACCGCCGTAGGTTACAGATCACAGGCTAATCTAGATGATGGAGACAACAACGTTTCCATTGGTAAAGATTCATTGTACCAACTAGATTCTGGTGAGGGTAACGTTGCAGTAGGAAGAAGTTCTCTAGAGAATAATACTGCAGGAGACTACAATGTATGTCTGGGACACTATGCAGGTTACGCACAAACTGGTAGTGGTAATGTTCTGATCGGTCCTGCATCTACAGAAGATAGTACTAGTGCAACCTATGCAGCATCTTCTGCTGGTGGTGATAATCAATTGATCATTGGTTCTGGTACTGGAACATGGATTAAAGGTGATAGTTCATATAATCTTACGGTACCAAATGACTTTAGAGTTCAAGGAACCGCAACCATCGATGGTGATTTGGTGGTTCAAGGAACTACTACTAGTATTAATTCGGCAAACATCACGATCGATGATAAGAGTCTAGAACTTGCTGCTGTTACAAACCAAACGTTTACAGCAGACTATGTTAGCGGAAGTGCCAACGTAACCAACATTGATCCTGTTGTTGGTTTGATTGAAGGTATGGAAATTACCATACCAAGTGCTGGTGTGAGTACTCCTGCTGGTACATACATCGTTGCCTTTGATGGTGCTGCAAAAACAGCAACTCTATCTACTGCTATCACTGGTTCTACTGGTGATGCAACATTCATTGCTACTGGTCCAACAGATCTTGGTGCAAATGGTGGTGGAATAGTCCTGAAAGGTACACCTGTTGCATCTGGAGGCACGGGAGATAAGACTCTACTATATGATCACAGCAGAACAGATAAGTATTGGGTCTCTACAGAAAACTTTGAACTTAATTCTGGTAAGAAATTTGCTATTGGTAACCAATTAATTATTGATTCTACAGGTCTTGGTAATAGTGTTGTTGATTCTTCACTAACATCAGTTGGTACACTTACTAGTCTATCTGTTGATGGTCCTATCGTTCTTGGAGGACGTTCTATAGAAAAAGTATTCTCTACTTTTGCTACCAACTTTAGTATGACAGGCAATACATTGAGTATTAGTACTGCTGCTGCAAATACTATCGTAGGCACTACACCAACTACTTCTATTGATACATGGGACTTGAGTACAGCAGATGCTTCTGGTACTATTTTACAAAACGGACAATCAATTACAATTACTTTAATTATTGATGCCAATACCGCAGCTATATATGGTGATGCATGTAATGTAGACGGAAACGCAGTCACTAACGGAGTTAGTTGGTCAGGAGGTTCTCCTCCAATTGCTACATCAAATACTGATATCCTAACTTTTCTTATTGTTAGAGACACTGGTGGTATCACCAGAGTATATGGTCAAGGAAACACAGACTTTAGCTAAGGATAGATAGATGCCAGTAGGATTTAGTAGTGCTGCCAGAAACCTTTTTCTTTTAGGTTCGTCTGGAGCAGACGCAGTAACCAATTTTTTTAAAGCAATTGATAAGTCCTCCAATCCAAATGAAGGATATTATACTCCCAGTCAAATTAAATATAATTATTCAGATGGAAAATTTCTTCTATCGGGTACGGGATTAGGAAATGATTCATTTGGTTGGGTAGAAAAAAGAGATTACGATGGGAGTAATAGTACATCAACCGAAGAGTGGGGAGTTAGAATATCCCCTGCTGTATACAGCAGTGCTCTAACTCTAACTACCATGGAGTTAGATAGTAATGATAATGTAATTGTTGTTGGTAAATATGGTGGTGTGAATGGTGACTATGGATTAGAAGCACCTTATATTGCTAAGTATTCTAATGCTGGTGTGCTTGACTGGCAATCAACATCTTCTACTGGTGACCTAGAGTATACAGGTGTTACATCAGATAGTAGCGGAAACTATTATGCTTGTGGTAATACACCTGACACTCAAATATCAGCATTAGGATCAGATGTCGCAATAGCATACGTAGAAAAGTTTGATAGTAATGGCAACCCTGGATGGGGTAAGGCAGCATCGATGCCTAATAGAGATGCTGTTCTTACTAAGATTGCTTCTAATAATAAAGGAGCAGTAATTGCTGTTGGTTATCTGGAAGACGATAGTGCCAAAAAAGGATACATTGTTAAGATTGATTCTAGCACAGGAGAAGTTCTATGGGATAGAACTATCAAATCACAATATGATCCTGATGGATTGAATTCATACCAAGATGTTGAGTGTAAAGATATTTTTATTGATTCTAGTGGTCAAATTTATATCGTAGGAAACAAATTTAATCATGGATTTATTATTAAATATACAGCAGAAGGTAATATTATTTGGCAAAAACAAACTGACGAAGGACTTTTTAATAATTTTACTTTTGAACAAGTATTTTCAGATGGCGAGACAGAACAAGCAGTTGTTTTTGGAACAGTTTCAGGTGGACTAGGCGTTAAGAGAGGACTCTTAAGTAAATATTCTAAGAATGGAGATCTTGTTTGGAGAAGGTTTCTTGAAAGTTCGAGAGATTCAGGACTTCAATTTGATAACGTAAGTTTAGATGCCGACCCATCTTTTTATTACCTACTTTTTTGTGATCAAGTAACTTCTGGTATGAACCCTACTAAGTATACTTTTGGTAAAGTAAGTTCTTCTGGTAATGGACTTGGAGATTTTCAATATTCTTCTGATGGTTCTACAACTATTGACTATAAAGTCCTAAACGCTCCAGATCAAATTGGTAGACTATCAGATGGTTCTGTTAGCAATAGCAGTAGTGATCTAATGTCATATCCATTCACTGCCAACAAACTTCTCTTTGATGACCTTGCTACTAATATCTCTAACAAGAAGAGACAGATGGATAGTGCTGATAACTTTGAGTATAGTGGTAGTCCTGCTATTAGAGTTAATGACTTCCAAGAACTGAACCTGTTGGGTGATGTCTATTCTGGTAGTGGGAACTGGTTAGACCAATCTGGTAAAGGAAATGATGGAATTATTTCTTTATCTGGTCCTTTTGCTGGTTCTGGATATGGTTCTGGATCTTTAAATTTTCCAGGAGGTAGCACAGATCGTTTAGAAATTGCTAATAGTGCTGACTTTAATTTTGGAACTGGAGCATATACTATTGAAATGTTTATCAAAACCACGGCATCTGCTGGGTGGTTATATCACGAAAACGACCCAAATGATAGTGGTATGAGGTTGTGTGTTGGAACTAATGGATCTACTGGATCAAATGACGGAAGAATAGAATTTAACGAACAAGTGTCTAATGCTGATAATGCTATTCAAGGTTCCACTCAAATAAATGACGGACAGTGGCATCATATTGCTGTTGTTAGGGGTGCTTCTGGAGATGCTACAAAATTATATGTTGATGGAGTATTAGATGCTACTGGATCTGCTAACAGAAACTTTGATAGTAGTGACACTCTTTACATAGGTGCTAGGGGAACTTATGGTGGTAATGAATATGCTGGTGAAATTTCTAATTTGAGAGTTGTGAAAGGAGTTCAAGTATATACAGGAAACTTCACTCCGCCATCAGCACCACTTGATGATGTATCTGGAACTTCTTTAATTATTGATGGTAGTTCCATTACAGATACAAGTTCAAATAATAGAACTATTACTTTGGTTGGAGGAATTACCGCTAAAAATCCATCTCCTACCCACAACGCCGCTGGATACTGGGAGTTTGATAGAGTAGATGATTATATATCTGTAGATACACTACCCGATTTTGATACTATAACTGTCGAGATGTGGAGTACCATGAATGGAAGCGCGACAGCACCCATTTACAGGGTTGGTGTAATAAAAACTAGCGATGCGGATTGGCCTGATGGTTTTGGAATGTACGAAAGGGTGACCAATTTGGGTGGTGGTGCGTTCTCGAATACATTTAACTGGTTTGTAAACCAATGGAACGGTAGTCATATTATTTCAGTTGATGTAAACAGTTCTGAATACACACAATTTACCCATTGGGTTGGAACATATGATGGAAGCAATATGAGATTATATAAGAATGGTGTGCTACTAGATAGCTCCGCTTACACAGATACTATAGTTAATTCAGATAGACCTCTTTACATAGGCGGAGGAGAAACAGCTCCTTATGTAGTTGCTGCATGGGGTGATCATCATTGGTGGTGGGATGGAGACATCGGTGATGTTCGTGTCTATCCAAGAGCACTAACACCAGCACAAGTCTACCAGAACTACAACGCTACCAAGTCTAAGTATACCTATGAAGCATCTTCCACAGCACCTATGATTGGTCCTGGTACTTCAGCTTCTAGTAATTTGCTTCTGAACTATGACTTTGGAAACAGAGCAACTTATGATCCTGCTACGAATAAATTCTCAAATAGTTCTGATATAACAGGTAGTAGTTGGAGTTGGTTGGGTGCTACTCCCCCCACAATTACACCAAATGCAGCAATAGCTCCTGATGGATCTAATACTGCTGCGCTAATGCATAGTGGAGTTAGCATTTATGAAGGTATCTATAATGACGGCGATTTTACTATATCTGCTTGGGTCAAGACAGTTGATGGATCATCACAATCTTTTCAGCAGTCTGTCTATCTCCTAAGCACTGGAGGAGAAGTTCTGACTACTACACATACTGCTACTGGTGAATGGCAGAAGTTTACTTTCTCTGGAGTTGCTACTAGTTCATTTGGATCGCCAGGTGGTAAACAACATAGATACTATCCATTTGCTTCTACCGCTGATCTGTATGTTTGGGCACCACAAGTAGAAGCAGGCAATTCCGCCTTGTATGGTAATGGTAGATACGTTCCAACATATGGAACTTCGATTAATCTATCATATGGAATCAATAGTCTTGTTCCCACTGAAACTGGCGGAACTTTTAATGATGAACCAAAGAATCAATTCATTGATGGAACTGTGAGATGTAATGGAAGCTTTGAATATATAACGTTCTCAAATCCAAGCGTTACTGTCAGTGATGGTAGTTCTTCCACAGTATCTTGGACTGCTGAATTGTGGATCAAACCAGATGCTTATACTGGATCGTCTGATATTGCTGATCTGTTGAGTGATGGCACTTATAGAATTGAACTAGAGCAAGGTGGATCTGATGCTGGAAAGATTAGATATAATTATTCTTCTACCTCTAGTAACTTTAGTAATGTTGCTCTTACAGCAGGGCAGTGGAATCATGTGGTAGTGAAGTTCAGTCCATTCCCTGCTGCTACTTCTGTGTCTATTCAAGCGTGGATTAATAATACCTTCGCACTTAATACAGGACACGCAGAACCACTACAACAGATAGCAAACAGATCTGGTGTTGGATTCTTAGGAAGGATAGCAGAACTTAGAATCTATGATAAGGATCTATCAGACGTTGAGCGTGAGAATAACTGGAACGTCACCAAGAGTAAGTATGGGCTGTGATAAATAGATAGAGCAAAGAATATCTGTTTAGAGGCACTAAGTAATGGCGAGAAAATCCATTAAAAGTAATTACTATCTCTTTGATGCTTCGGCAAGAGAGGTAGTAATCCCTGGTGGTATCCAAAGGGAACAATTAATTCTGATTACTAATGTTACTGACAACAAAGTAATCTATAACTTCAGTGATCCTGAACTTACTGCTAGTGTATACTCGATCGAAACTGATATTCGTAACGTAACTACTACAAGAGTTACTCTTGCATATGATACAACTTCGATGTCGGATACCGACAAGTTGCAAATTGTGTATGATGAGTTTGAAGAAACTATCAAACCAGCAGAGACCTACATGGACTCTGTTAACAAGCAAAGAGTTTCTAATCCTCAATCACTGATTGACACAGACTTTGAGTATAGTACTCAGTCTACCAAATGGGAATCGTTGGCAATGATCAACAACAACCCCTTTGCATATAAAAGTAATACTACACTTGATGTTACTCAAGTTGAAGCATTTACTAACACCAAAACAATTAGAGTTACTATAGATACTAACAACTCTGCATTGCCTTCAGCTGGAGATCCTGTATTTGTTCAGGATACTACATTCCCTGGTGCTAATGGAGTCTTCATTGTTGACTCTGCTGGATCAGGTTCAAACAATGCTAATCAGTTCTCATATACTGCTGGTGTTATCTGGACTCAGGGTAATTCTTCTATTCAAATTAGCGCAAGAACTAATATCTACTCTGGTATTCATTATAGTGGTTCCAGAATTGGTGGATCCATTACGTTGTCAGCACCAGGAGATGATTCGGTTAACGTTCTGTGTACCAACGCACATGGTTTAGAAGTTGGTAACGAAGTTGCTATTGTAGGTTCTAATGGTAATAATGTAAATGGTTCTTGGATTGTTGCATCTATTATCTCACCAGTAGAATTTAAATACTACCCATCTTCTGCTCCTACTGGTGGTGTTGGTAGCGGCACAGCAAAATTATATCCAAGACCACAAGGAAACTCTGTTCATAGAGCATTTGATGGTGGTGTTAAATTCTCAACCAATTCTTTATCTAAAAACCAGCAAGCAATCAGACAGACAAAAAGATACTTCCGCTATCAGTCTGGTAAAGGTGTAGCATTCTCCACTGGTTCTATCCTTGCTCCTGCTATTGAAAATATTGATAGCATTACAGCATCAGGAACAAATATAACTGTTGTTTCTTCAGTCGCACACAACATAACCAGAGGAAGTGAAATTGATGTCCGTGGTTGTGATGACAATAATTACAATGGAACGTACACAGTTACTGCAGTAATCGATCCATTCACGTTTAAGTATACTTCATCACTTGCCCCAACAGTATCTTCTGCTGGCGGATCTTATACTATAACTCCCATCAATACTTATGGAGTCAACCTAGAACTAGGTATGATGGATCAGCAGAATGGAATTTTCTTCCGCTATGCTCATGGAGAAATTGAAGTGGTTCGTAGATCATCTACTTTCCAATGTTCTGGTAGAGTAACTGTAACAAATGGCAGTTCTGTTATTTCTAGTTATACTGGTGTCAACGGATCAGGAACTTCTCTGGCAAAGCAACTAAACATCGGAGATAATATTGTTCTTCGTGGTGCTTCTTATCGTGTTGATGGTATTATTTCAGACACGCAAATTATTATCTTCCCTGACTATCGTGGTCCTTCTGACATTAATGTTCCTATCACCAAGACACAAGAAATTATATGGAAGCAAGATCAGTGGAATATAGATCGCTGTGATGGTTCTGGTAAGTCTGGTTATACTATTGATGTAACCAAGATGCAAATGTTCTATATGGACTACTCTTGGTATGGTGCTGGTTTTATTCGTTGGGGATTCCGTGGTACAAATGGTGATGTTATCTATGCTCACAAGATTCCAAACAACAACTTCAACAACGAAGCATATATGAGATCAGGTAACCTACCTGCTCGTTATGAAGTTAATACTATCTGTCCATTTGCAGTAGTAACTAAATCAGTATCTAATAGTGATAGTGTTCTGTATGTAAACAAAGGACTTGATAGATTCCCACAATCAGGAACCTTAAGAATCAGACAAGTTGATTCTGCTACATCTGCAACTCAAGAGTATGTAAATTATACCAGCAAAAATACTTTTGCCCAGGATGTTCTAGCAACTGAAGCAGCAGGTAATACATTATCAGTTACTTCTACTGCTGGTTTGCAAGGCAATGGTGTTCAACCAATTCAATTTGATAGACCATTTGCTAACATCGTTGCAAACAAAACCTATTTCGTTGCAACAGTTCCGAACAGCACAAGTTTCACTATCACCGAAACTGCTTCATCTTCAACTCCTATCTCGATCACAGCATCTGTTGGTTCTGCTTTGTCTCCTCTTGCTGTTGCTGAGTCTGGTACATTTACAGGTTTAACTAGAGAAGCTGCAGGAGCAGTAACTACATGTAATACTACATCAGGAAGTAACATAGTTCAAGTCGCTAGTTCCACGGGCATTCAAGTTGGTCAAGTTGTTAAAAGCGAAGACATTCCCGATGATACATTTGTATCGGAAATTGCTGGTGTAAACATCACCCTAAGCACTGCAGCAACTGATACAGCATCTGGAACAAGTATTATCTTTGCACCAATGGGAGCAGGATCTGCTGAAACATTCACATATGATACGACAAGACCTATTGGTGTAGAACTATTGCGAGCTACATCTGTTCCACAAATTAGTCACTGGGGTTCCTCAGTTATTATGGAAGGTGAATATGATGAAGATAGAGCATACATCTATTCTATTGGTACTAAAACTGGTAGATCTGTTTCCTCTGGTCAAACCAAAGGTATCCTAGCACTACGTGTTTGTCCTGCTGTTGATAATGGTATCACTGGTGCATTCGGATCCAGAGAACTGGTCAACAGAATGCAACTAGTTATGAGAGATTGTCAGATTGTTGCTAATGGTGTGTTCTTCGTAGAACTATTACTTAATCCAACAGTTGATGTCTCTTCTACATGGCAAAGTGTAGGTGGTACATCCTTGGCACAATATGCAGTTCTTGGAACAAACGCAGAACTAGTTGGTGGTGAAGTTGTTTACGCTTTCTATGCTGGTGCAGGTGGTTTCGGTGCTGGTGCATCCACAGTTCCTCTAGATCAAGTTAAAGAGATCTCTAACTGCATTCTAGGTGGTGGTAAGTCTACATTCGACAACAACTTCCCAAGTGGTGTATTCCCAGATGGTCCTGAAGTTCTTGCTGTACGTGTTACAAACATTGCTGGTGGTTTCGGTAGCAGTGCAAGATCTGCTGACTTTAAGTTCTCCTGGACAGAAGCTCAAGCATAATATCGATGCCACCCAGTTGCAATATACTTAGTCTGTGTTGCACTAACAAGTCCATGATGAACATGAGTAAAGTACGCTGGCCAAATAACCAGCGTACCTTTTTTTGGCTCAATATTTATATCTTGATAAACAAATCTAGTCTCTCCACCTTCAGTAACATCATTTAAATAGATCATCCATGCCAGCAACAACTGGTTTGATGTTGGATTGAATTCATGGTGTGGGATATGAAATCCCTGACCAGGATAATATCTCTGCAGGTTGTAAGTATTAACTACATCCCATCTTGGTCCTTCATTCAAGTGAAAATATTCATCTTTATATGGCGAAATGCCTTTAGAAATTGCTAATGCGATATGATAGTTGGGCAATTCATCATCTGAAAAATACACAGGAATATCGGTAGAGTCTTTTACATTTTTAACTACCTCAGTTTTTTCCCCCTGACGCGAAGATACAATGCCAGGTTGTTGTATGTCTATATTATTTTCAAACCAATCAATGATCAGATCACATGTGTCATCTGGCATGGCATTTGGATAAATTCCAATGAAGTTTTTCATAAGCAAAAAAATAGGGAGTAGTCTGATTCTGACCAGACACTCCCTAGCGGCGACGATATGTTTTTATTTATTCAATTAGAAGGAACCATAACAGGGGTCATCATTCCTCCATCAGGTGGTCCATCATCATCAGCACCTCCATCTGAGAGTACTGCTCCAATAATAAAGCTTCCCAAAAGGATAGTTGCTAACAATAACATTTACCATACTCCTGGAATAATCTGTCCTGTGGTTGCATAAGTTCCAACAGCGATGATGAAACCAAGCATTGCTAGACGTGAGTTGAGGACTTCTGCCTCAGGTGTGAATCCAAATTTCATTTGATTTGCTCCTGTGTTTTGTTTTTAATAACGACTCTGCCTTTGCCTGTTAGATATTCGATCTGGAATACTAACTCGTCATCATGCCCCCAGCAGAGTTCTTCATAAAGGGCATTCAGTTTCTCCATGTCTTCATAGAGTTGATTAGGATTTGTCATCTTCCTCTTTCACTTCCCATGACCCGCCAACTCCACCTTCCATGTTAACAACAACGTCTGGTGTCTTTGAATGATGGGGTGCATGTTCTCGGTCCATAGGAAGAGAAGATGCAAAAGGAGTACGTGAAAGGTTTTTAATAACGATGAAGGCGTCCTTATTATATTTACGCACACCAAAAGGCGTTGCCCACTTTTTATTATACTCTTCGCCTTGATGGATACCAGAAACTACTGTACCACCGATCTCAATTACAATGTTATCATTTCTTACATCCCAACCAAGGGTTGCAATCTGATTCCAAAGTTCATCTTGTGTAAGATTCATCAATACAAACTCTCTTCTTGCTCGGTCAATACTACACAATCGCTAGTAGGATAAGAGACGCAAGTTAGCAAGAAACCTGCTTCAATTTGATCATCATCCAAGAACGATTGATCGCTTTGATCTACACTACCACTCTCAAGTTTACCAGCACAGGATGAACAAGCACCAGCGCGGCAGGAGTAATTAATATCAACACCTGCTTCTTCAGCAGCGTCAAGAATGTATTGATCAGATTCACACTCAATTGTGTGCTCGCCTTCAGAAGTTTTAAGTAGAATACTATAAGTCATTAAATAATGCCAAAGAAAAAGTTACCAGTCACAGCATACGAAACGAATCCTGCGATGATTCCCAACATAGCATAGCGTCCATTTGCTTTTTCTGCACGTTCTGCGTGGGTTTCAAGACCATGGCGTTCTGCTTCAGTTGGATCAATGTACATACGGGGTTCTGTTGCCCACATGTTTGTGCGTCCGCCGTCTTCGGTTGTTACTGTCATGATACGTTTCGTAATGAATCTTTACATATTATATATGAAAAAAAGAGGGGCGTCAAGCCCCTCTCAGTTTAGTTTTCCTTATGGATATCAGAAGGAATACTTAAGACCCAATTTGGTTCCATAACCGCGATCGACATTGCTGTCGCCACTACCAACGAAGGAGACTTCGCCGTAAGCACCAAGAGCATCGGTCAAACCGATACCAAGACCTGCCTTACCAGAAGGAACGGTGTCGCTCTCACCGCCGTCAGGGGAGACTACAGTAGCACCACCTTGGACGTAGTATGAAGCGTTCTCACCAAGAGCGCCTTCATAACCTACGTGAAGGTCAGTAGCGGTTCCATTGTAGCTGGATCCCGTGAAACCAGAGTTGGCTTCTACGTTAACATAGGGGCCAGCAAAAGCAGCACCAGCAGAGACAGAAAGGGCAGCGGTTGCTGCGAATACAGATTTGATCATTTTGTTTAAATGTTTGTTTGCTTGTGGAGTTTAACCCACAGATGATAGGAGACTCGACGTGTCTCCGTTAGGTTTTGTTACAAAATTGTAACGATTTTATTTATACACGACTTAGAGTAATTATACTTACCCTTGTGACAGTTCGTGTGGGGGGTTACACATGCACGCCACTTGTTTGTTTTAGTTGTAAACAAGAACCAACCACACGGAAGGGTATTTGGCACCACCACTTGCTTTTTAACTGGAAGCAAGAAACCAGGCGGCGAGTCGCATTCACCCGCACCAGGGTGCTTTTTAAGTCTTCCCAAGACTAGCGATGATGTCGTTCAGTTCATCAATGGTTAAGTACTTAGAAGTATTACCACCGAACTTCTTTGCTTCGCTTGCCCAGTATACCATAGAAGCGTTGTCGCTGTCAAATGTCTGCTTTACTGGACAATTATTAAAGTGTCCTAATCCCCATAGGATGGGGTTGTATGATTCTTGAGCAACACCTCCACCTATCTTAGGAAAATCAAAAGATCGGGGGAGTCTTTTCTTAGTTAAAGAAATAATTTTATCTACAAAGGGAGTGACACGGGCATCTTTCCAGAAGTCAGTATCAGTTTTACCTCCAGAATAATGTAGAGACACAAAGTCTCTCATAGAATCATGTAAGGACGCGACATAATCATTATAGTCTCTTTCCATCTCATTGTCAAGGAATAAATCCTCGGTAGGATATCCATATGCAAAGCGTTCTAATTGCATCAGTGTAAGATGAATACTAGTTGCTTGCAATGGTTCTAAGAACCCCGAAGAGAGTCCTAATGAAAGACAATTCTTATCAAGAAACTTGGTAATTCTACCAGATTTAAACTCAATAGATTTGACTTTCTCAACGTCACCTAGTTCTTCTAGGATATCATCTTCGGATGCATACTTATCGCAGTACACATATCCTTTACCAATTTTAGTACGAGTTGGAATCTCCCAAGTCCAACCATGGTTTCTAGCAGTAGCAAGAGTGTATGGTTTTCTAGAAGATTCTGTCTCTGTTTTATATACTAATGCTCTATTGACAGGAAGGTATTCAGAATAGTCTACCCAATCATCAGCGGCACTTAAGACTCTAGCGAAACCAGAACAATCAACAAATAAATCACCTTCTATTGTTTCACCAGTATCGAGTTCAATAGATTTAATAAATCCTTCCTCTCTATTAACCTTGACTACTTTAGCATCGTAATGTTTGAGTAGTTTGCTTTGAGATTTAAAGAACTCGCCTGTCTTATATGCATCTAGATGTAAAGCATTTTGATTATAATCACACATCAAGTCTGGTTGTTCGACAAAGAAGTTAGACTTATTGCCGTTCATCAAAGTGATGTGCTTACCTACAGGACCATAGGCAAGACAAGTATAATCAATATATTTACTAGCTGTTGGTGTTCCATCAATGGGTGAAAGGAAACTCTGCTTGGTCTTACTCCAGTTGTCAAACTTGATGCCAAGTTTAGGTAAAGCATCCATACCATGCATCATTTCTACATGGTCCATCTTGAATACATCAAGAAATTTACCCGTCGTACCTTCACCTACACCTATGATAGGGATCTCTTCAGTAGAGACATTGACACATAGATGAGATTCGGACAGATAATAAGTTACCATCCATCCAGCAGTACCTCCACCAACAACAACTACTCTCACTCTACAAGAAACTCCTTATCTGTACTTGTATAATCCCCAAAAGAAATTACATCATTGTTAAGAGAATTACCAATTTTAACATCACCAAGATAGTCAGACTGCAAAGTAAAGTTATACTCAGTTCCATCAGGTTTAGTGAGGGTATCGATATTGATATTACCAGTAGGAATAGTAGGGCGAGATTCGATACGTGCCTGCTCATACATCTTGAACAGATCTCCTACAATATTATCACGACGCTCATCTAGAGCAGCGAGAAGCATGTCGCGAATAAAGTCCAAGTCAGAATGTGTTTTAGTCATAAGGATTACTTACAGAATTGAATTTACGATATGAACCCACTTCAGGGTCAGGGTCTAACCACTTAGTATACTCTACATCTTCTAGGCAGGTGTCCAACTGCATCTGATTATCAAGCAAGTACATGTCAAAGTAACGCTTCTTCCACTCATGATACTTCTGGATGCGATAGTCAGGTTTACCATTGATCTCTAGAAGACCGCACTGGACATAGCGGTAGGGAGATCTCTCAAGAATTACTGTTGGTTTCATCAGGTTCCTTGTTACTTCCAAATTGTAGCACCTCCTGGTCGTCATGTAAAGGGGGTGTGCCAGTTTTCTTTCTGACCTGCTTGCTGCTCCAGAATGCTAGAGCAATCAAGGCAAAGTAGAACAAGGTATCATCAATCATCACAAGGAAGAAGACGAGACCACCACCAAACCTTAACCAGTTAGGCAGTCTCTTGGTGAGTTTACCTACCACAGGAGCAATCTTCTTTTCAAACTTGAAGTAGAGAATGGCTGCTAGTGTAACTGTGATCTCACTCATCGGAACGATGAAGTATAGAGACAGGAACACGAAGATAGGCCAGTAGTGTCTCTCTGGAATCTTTTGGATTAGAGAGACATACTTGGCAATTAGTTTTTTAACTAGCGTCATCATGTGTTGTCATCATATTTTCCCAGTCAGAATCAGTAACCTGATCTGCTAGTTCTTGATATTCGTCAGCAGGGACTGCCATGACAGCAGTTCCATCTGGTTTACGAATTACAAATGTTTCACCTGCTTCGATACGATCCATGTATGCATCAAAGTCTTTTTCAAATTCGTCAAACGGAACTTCAACCATTGATCTCCTTAAAATCTTTTTCAAAAATTGCTAGACCAGAATCGGTCAACACATGGTTATACATTTTGTCAAATACAGCAGGCGGCAACGTACATACATTAGCACCATACAGGAAACAACGCGAGACGTGGTGGACATCTCTCAAACTGGCAGCAAGGATCTTGGTGCGAACACCATGAGCACAATAAAGACCAGAGATAGCACGAACAAGTTCAACACCACTGAGTGAGTTGTCGTTCATACGTCCTACAAAAGGTGAGATGTATGTGGCACCTGCCTTTGCTGCCATCACTGCCTGAGCGGCACTGAAGCACAAGGTAACGTTAGTTTCGACACCTTGAGCAGTGAGTTCTTTACATGCCTTCAGACCCTCTACAGTGAGGGGCAGTTTGATCGTAACGTTGTCAGCAATATCACGATACTTAGTAGCATTTACAAGCATCTCAAAACAGGAATCACCTTCTACTTCAGCAGAGATACTTTCAAAAGCAAAGTTAGTTGCTAGTGTTTTAATAAACTCCACATAGTCTACACCAGACTTACGAACTAGTGTAGGATTTGTAGTGATGCCATCGACTAGACCAGTCTTATAGCGTTCAGCAATTGCTTCGTAATCAGCAGTGTCTAGGAAAATTTTCATTGATTTATATATTGTGATTAGTTTTTAAGTGATTCTTCTTCAGCAAGAATTTGTTCACGCTTATACTTATACCATGGGTGCTCATATAATTCTTTTACTGGAGATTCAGATGACTCTGCATTTAAGTCTCTTGACTCCTGTAACTGACTACAAATATTTGTAAGCATCCCTCGCATATATGCAAGTTCTGTTTTGATTTCTTGTAATTGATTTTTGATTTTTTGCTTGTCCATAGTTAATAGTGACAATGCTCGAAGAGGGGATCGAACCCCCGACATCCTCCGTGTAAAGGAGATGCTCTACCGCTGAGCTATTCGAGCGAGTGTCGGTAAGAGGACTTGAACCTCCACGTCATAAGACACCAGAACCTAAACCTGGCGCGTCTACCAATTCCGCCATACCGACTGGCGACTCAGGTTGGACTCGAACCAACGACCGACTGCTTAGAAGGCAGTTGCTCTATCCAACTGAGCTACTGAGTCA